AGTTTGAATTTCACACCCTCCAGCACCATTACCAACGCCTTTAACAACAACTGATGGTGCTTCTGTATATCCAATACCATTCAAAGATATCTCAGCATTATAAATTTTTCCACCAGATACTTCTATAGAAGCTGTTGCAGTGGATCCACCTGGAAGTTGAGGACTTTCAATAGTTAAAATAGCACTGTCATAATTTTGTCCTGTATTAGTTACTTTAATATCAGAAACCTTACCACTATCTTTTGCTATTGATAGAGCAAGATCTGTTCCATTCAATGCATTATTTGTGGTTATAGAAGGAACACTTAAATCTTCATTAGCTTTAAACGATCTTCCATTGTGATTACTTAATACAATTGTATATACTTGCTCATTAGTAAGACTATACTTACCAGATGCAGTAGCAACTAACTCTACATTATTCTTATCAAATATTTTAAGTATAGGACCAGAAGCAGCAGATGAAGTACCAGTTACATTTTCATTTTTATATACTGATAAATTACCACTAGCAAAGCATCTAAGGAAAGTATTTGGTGATAATACTTTTTCACTACCAGGAACTATGTTCTTACCTGGTTTCTCAGAATCTACATTAGTAATATATGTCTTAACTGGAATATTAGTGCT